TTCTGGGTCAACGTCAATGACCAACCACTTCCGATTGATAATGTCAGCGTCACCGGTGAGCTTAACCCCATACGCAGGACTCATTACATCAGGGCGGTTGTTGTATAGTTCAGGATCGACCTCGTTGATAGTAACATAAATACCAACCCAGGCAGCCGACACATCGAGTTTTACTATCTCTCTTGCTGCCGTCTCACAGTCACGAAAAAACCCGGCACAAATCTTTCTGCCGTTTATCGCCCGTACCTCAAAGGTTTGTCCATACTCAAAAAGCAGTTCTAAATTGGATTTAATTGTCTCATAAAGTTCTGTTGTCATGTTAAAAAACCAAGGTTTGTTGATAATCAAACCGCATAACTTTTCGTATTTCTTCTTCTAAAATTTCGCATGGAACAGCAGTATTAAGCGTATAATAATCTCTGTTACATGCTGGAGGTATGCTATACTTCTGTATCCAAAAATCTCTATTATTAGCCCATGCAATTTTTAATTGCATTACTGGATATATCTTAACAAGTTCTGACGGTTCATAAACAGCAAAAATATAATCCGCATCGCAAGAATAAATCCACCCTGGTTTAACGCACTTTCCATTTCTATGAACGCTGCAAAATTCTATTAAAAAATCTCCTGTAAACTCTCTTCGTCGCCATTTTTCTTGAGTTCTTATCGTTTCACCACTTGAAAGAGTAATAATCGTGTCAACTCCAGCCCGCTGCCTTGTCATATCGTTAATTCGTTCTGCACGATCGATACTTCCAACTGTTTGAAAATAATTTGTGTAAATTCTATCCAGCGAACCATCCTTAGATTGTGATAGTTTTAAACACTCGTTAAAATCATGAACAGTCATACTTCATTCCCCCAAACGGCCCACCCAGATCTTGCAACTCTGCAAAACAACTCTATTTTAGGAACTCCTGGATACATGGCCTCAATTATCTCATAGAAAACATCCGGCTTTTTGCTATGGCCTTCTCTTGGATACCTTATAATTGAGTCTGGCCTATTTTCTGGTGCTGGTGTTGGAAATGTGCCTTTAGTACCAATTAATAATATTTCATGATTAATTCTAAAATAATACCCCATACCTTTCCTCTCTTTATCCCAAATTGCACAGGATTTATACTTAAACCCCCAAGAATTTAAGACAGAAAATGATTCTTCAAGTTTTGGAGCAGTTGTCCACATAAATAAAATTGCATCGTCAGCAGCAGGAACCTTTAGTTCTCTAATCTCATTAAGATCCATAGTTGGATACTGATTTTCGATCTCCCTGCTGTTTGTTTCTGAAAATTCATATCTCCAGGGTGGATCTGCTAATATTACTGAATACTTACCTACCGGCCTATCTGGAGAGGATAACGCCTCTATCTTTTCATTTCTGTTTGATGCGGATATCGCGGATTTAATATCTTTATATTTTCCTGAAATTACCGTATCAACAACAGCGGTCTGTTTTTCTGGTTCTAACCTAGACAACTTTATCAAATCTGTTTTATGATCTGCAAGATCCGTATCTCTTATTTTATCTTTTACTTCAGGCGCAATATCCCGCGATATCTTAATTTCCTGTTCAATTGTCCTGCGAGACTGCCCGGTTTTATCTGCCGTGTCTTCGGCGAAAGACGAAATTATTTCGCTCTTCGCTTGTTTGCCTCCTCCAGGTGCACCCGGAAGCCCGCCGCGTTTTGTTTCAGGATACAACTCTTCGTATATTCGCTTGCGTTCAAGTAACTGATCCCCGCGCTCTAATACAGATAAATCGTTCCTAATCAGGTTTTCGTCTATTTCTGCCAGCCTGGTTTCAAGATCAGAAAGGTTCAGTGTAATGGCTGGAATTCTAACTTTTCCGAGCAAAATAAATGCATTTAACCGGTGATACCCAGCGATAAGGGTGTTGTCTGGCGTTATTGTGATTGGGTTAATAAGTCCGATTTGCCTTATGGAATCCGAAAGTTTCTGAACATATTCAGACTTTACTGCTCTTCTATCCTCTTTGATAATAATATCAGAAATTAATACTTCGCTCATAAATGCTGCTCCAGTTTAAGTTTTTCAAGTTCTTCTAGCGCCTTTTCAATTGCATACAGGAAGTTCCCATTTATCCCTGTAAACCCGTCGGCAATTAGCTCATCAAGTTCTTTTTCGGTTGACACCGGTTCTCCATCCTCATATCTAAACACCCTTGAAATATAATCTCTACAAAGTTTACATGTACATGGATGCTCTAATTCAAATTGTTCTAAAGTGCTGTTTAATCTCATTTATTCCCCTCCAGGTAATCAGACAACTTCTTAACGGTCTCATAATTCACCCCATATTCTGGGTATTTTGCGAGCCTCCATAATGTAGGCTGAGTTATCCCCGTTGCTTTAGACAGCTTTGACAGGTTGAACATACCAATCCTTTCTGCTATCTCCTCTGCTGAAAGCATACATACTA